AGGCTTGATCTCTATCTCTATCATCTTCCATGATGATTTTCATTCTGTCTGTTTCTGCGTCTATGATAGCTTTCTGTCCAAGGTTTTGTGCTTTCTGTGCCTCTGCTTGTGCCAGTATTTCTGCTGGATCAGGTTTCTGCTGTTCAGGTGGTTGCGGTGGCATTTGCTGGACTTGAGTGTTTATAAATGAATTAGCATCTTTGAAACCAGCCATTTCAATCATTTTTGTCAATGTGTTAGCGTACTGCTGTAGATTGAGTAAAGGATTGTCAGGGCCTAGTGTTTGTAAGATTTGTTCTTGTTTTTGTGACAAGGCTGTTAAGACTTGGAACTTTTCTTCGTCAGATGATTTAGATATACCAACATTGATAACTAAGTCTTTGTCAGCATCCCAGTATCTAGGATCAATAGGTACAAACTCATTGTTAAGTCTCATCATATCTTGACCTTCTTGGTGCTTGATGACAAGTGAGTTAACCAGTTTAAATAAATCTTTCATTCCGTCTGCGAAGTGTCTGCAAATAAGTTCTACCCTGCCTTGCGCTCCAGACATGGTAGCCGAGACAGCTTGTGAAGTAGAAGACTGAAGTGCATCAGCGTTTAGTCCAGCAGATGCTTTGGAAACGCCTGTGCGGTTCTCCTTGGCTTCGTCAAGATAAGACAATACTGGGAAGGCTTCTTTACCAACGAAAGGCACAGCGAAAGGCTGTACCATTCCTGGCGCTCTCATTCTAATAGGTTGTCCTATGTCGGTGTTAAGGACATCGTCAATATTAACCTGTCCTTCAACAATTCCCATTCTCGGGAAGATGGCGTGGCCTAGACTGTCAAGGGTGTCTCTCATTATCTGAGATTTAGCCGCTTGAATAGGCATTAGGTAGTCCGCAGGACATGAACCAATGGAGGTGTGAGGTTCAGGATCGGGACAGAAGAGTGTAATAGGTAGATCGTCCCAAGGTGTTGCATTAACAATGTTTATCCCATTGCCTACAGTGCATACCCTAATCCTTTCATCTATACCATCGCCATCTAAATCATAAAAAATATAATGCTCTACATAGAGAACATTGTTTTGGTCAGTTCTATCTACGCTAGAAAAATCAGCGTAAGGATTTCTTGCTTGTTCTTCATCATAACTTTCTGCATCTACAGAGTCACCAGAACCAGCGTATTGCTCCATGTCTTCTTTGTTGTAACCCATAGCAACTAAGTCGCTTACAGTTTTTACCATGCGGTGTGCAACGTAAGGTGATGATTCTAAGTCTCTAGCATTTCTTGATATTAAAACTTCTTCAGGTGGTACTGCTTCTATAACCACTTGGTCTTTAGGTTTAATTCTTCTAATTTTAATGTCGTAACTGGCTGGTGTTTCTTGTGTAATCTGCTCACCAGTTTCAGGATTTTGCAATGTCATGCTTTGCATTTCTACAGACTCTTTGATTACCTCTACATTAGGATCAAGTATGAGTGCTTGGTAGGCTTCTGGAGAAATGTTTGTGTATTCGTGTGTTGATGCAGTAATGCTGTCATCCCAGTAGGCTTTAACAAAACCAGTTTTTCTAATTAGTGCGTCTTTAAAAGCATCGTATAAAACTTTGAAGCCAGGGTTTTTTTGCTGGATGACGTAGTTAATGTAATCGGTTTGCTGTGTCGCAAGTTGTATGTCTTCAGGGCCTTTAGGTATAAACTCAACTATCTTGCTAGTACCAAAAAAGGTACGCATGATAGAAGGAAGCATAAACAGTACGCTGTCTCTAACGTCTGTTGATATAAACTCTGATTGAAGAGAAGATGTTGATCCAGGCTGATTGCCTAGATAGTAGTCGGTAGCATCTGCTCTTTGTTCACCAATTTGGTCAATGAAGTCTTTAGCGTCATCCATTTCGGATTTAAGACAGCCTTGTAATTTCTCTTCGTCATAAGACTCTTGTTGTTCTTCTGTTGCTTCAACTGTGTCTTTATCATATTCCATAAATTTTTATCCCACTCGTATTATTCTTGATGTCAATGGTTTCTTGAAATTATACCCTAAAAAGTTCTCTCCTCCACTAAAACTTGCAGCGGAGGATGCCATGGTCAATGCAAGAGCATCTGCTTTGTCGGGTGATTTGATTCCTCTTTTTTTCATTTCATCCTTGGACTCTATTTTTATTTTTCCTGTTGATGTATATTTGTAAGAAGGCGCTGCCAATTCTGATACAAGCTCATCATCATTAGGAAGTCGGCAATTACGCAGCGCCAACCAATCCTTAATAGCAAACCATAACTCAGCTCGTAGGTTGAGATAGTTTTTCTTTGATGATGGTGACTCGGCTACGTTAATACCTCTTACTGGTAAATTTTGTTCCGCTAGTCTATCTACAACTCCTGCACCAAGACCAATAACATCAATAAGTATTTCTTCTGGTCTTTCTATGACTGTGCAATCATCAAACTTATTTTTAATTGCACCGCATAATTGCATTAAATCCATAGATTTGTAAGTGTTAATTTCAAAAACTGTGTTGCCTTGTCGGACGCAAAGTGCTGAGTTGTCTCCGCCAAAACGTGCTACGTCCAATCCCCAAATGATTGGTGCTTTTGCAGTTAGTGATACATCTCTGTTAATTGCATTTCTAGCAAGTTCCATTGGTATGACTGAGTCGTCATCAGAGTTTGGAAACTCTCCGAGTACCTCCACTCTTGCAACGGTAGAATCTTCACCGTACTGCTCTAACATAGTTTGGAAAAGTTTTTGGTCAGTACCTTCTACAGTTCGCGAGTCTATTTGTTTTAGATTCCAGAACTTACGTTTAGATGTAAAGCTATCGTAAAAAGGGCCTGAGTTTCTTCTGGGGTTGGAGAAGGTAAACCAGTAACGGTTTTCAGTTGGCTCGGAGAAGAAACCTTCGGATACTGAGTAGATAGGAGCTGGGATACCAGATGCTTCATCCATAATTAAACATACACCGTAGGATGAATGGATACCTGCAAACGCGTCTGGGTTTTCTTCGCTCCATAATTGTGCTTGGGCGTAGTAGTAACCAGTGTCTATTTTTAGATCTCTTTTTAGTGCTTCTTCAAACCAACCTTCTGGTTTAATTGTGGTGGCTGTCTTAGAGTACCAGTGATTGTTTATTGCTAGGGTTAGCCACTTACCTAGCTCCGCCCATGTTCTTGATCTGAGCTGTTGTTCGGTGTTAGCAGTTACGATTATGGTTGAGCCTAGTCGTGTGGATAGCATCCATAGGATTAGCCAGGAGACAAGTGCAGACTTTCCGATACCACGTCCAGATGCTACAGCTAATCTAAACATTTCAGGATCAACACGTCCTTGGTTACGTTGGATGTGGACTGTCATTTTTTTTAAAATTTCTTCTTGCCACTTCCTTGGGCCTTCAAAGTCTTCAAGGGGGGTGTCCTTCTGTCCCCAGGGAAAGATAAACTTTACAAAGTTGTATGGATCATCTTTTATGTAGGGCGACCATATCTCGGTCATCAATTCCTTTTCTTGTTCTGCTCCGTATTTCATATATGTACCAGTATTAAAAATATTGCAATGTTGCCTACAGCACCAATGCTAAGTATTGCTAAGATTTCTCGTATTGCCTCTTTCATATTTTGCTCCAAAAAAAATTAAAAAAAATTATCGCAAGGGTTACACGTAATATACCCCGTGCGAAAAAATCAAGGGGGGGTATAAGCATCATATTTATAGGAGCATCTTATAAATATTCTACCTATTGGCGAACCCTTGAACGCTGTTGCCATGAGGAGGAGCAACAACCGCCATTATTACTTCTTTTTCTTATCAGTCTGATTAATTACCAGACTGTTCATCTCTTCAGACGTTGTACCTAAAGGATTTATTTCTGTTAGTTTCTTTTCATTCGCCGTATATTTGCCAAGTCTGTCTTTTGCACCAGATAGAACGTCATTTAAGTTTATTGTTGCATGGACATTTTCGACTCGGTCTTTCCATGTCTTCGCATCTTGGTTTTTTAAATAGAATATCTGTGCAGTGACGTTGCCATCAGTTGCAGAAGTAAAGAGAGAGTTTGTCACTTGGGCAAGTCCTTTCGCCTTTCCCCTTTTTATAGTCTCCTCAAATTCCGCAGATCGTTTTCTATTGCGGTCTATAGTTGACCATGAAACGCCCAAAGCACGGGCAATTTGAGTCGTTCCTAGTCCTCTTGATGCTAAGTTCTCTACCTGCTCTAAATCAATATCAATCCTTTTTCTACCTACTTTTTTTATAGGTTTATTGTCTTTTTTTGGTGTTTTTTGCTCCATAACTGATTTTTTTTATTGCTCCTTAAACCCTTATAATACAGCATTCTTCACAAAAACCCTAAGTTTTTTATGCTAAGTAGTTGATATATATGTATTTTTGTGTATCATTAGGTAGTCAAACAATACTTTAGGAGGTACAAAATGACAATGATAACGACAATAAATGAATACGATTTTACTACAGCATTTCATAAAATGGGTAGAGGTGATAATTTCACATATGAAGGTTTAAACGCTCTTTATAATTATTTAGATATGTTAGGTGATGATATAGGCGAACAAATAGAACTTGATGTAATAGCACTATGTTGCGAATACAGGGAGTACGAAGACCTTGAAGAGTTTCAAGGATACTATGGAGACGACTACCAATCTATAGAAGATATAGAACAACAAACACAAGTAATAATGATTGATGATGATTCATTTATCATACAAGCATTTTAAGGGGTAAATTATGAGAATAGGAAACCTAAAAACATCTATAGAACTTAAAAAAGAAGAGGGCAAAAGAACTGCTTTATATAATGGAAATGAAATACACCTAGACAATCAAACGATAGTTATCGTTGATTATGAGCAAGGCTACTACCCATTAAAAGCAAATAATGGTTTTGAGTATCACGAGATGACACAAGAAGAGATAAACCAATTTAACCAAGAGCAAGGCTTAAGCAATGAAGCCATAGAACTAATGCTCAACAACAGCATGAGAGGTGCATAGCATGACATTTAAACAACTAATAACCAAACTAACAGAGAAGCCACGAAATAAAAAAGCGTGGCATGGCTCTTATCTTATTAACCATTTCTTAAAAAACTAAGGGGGAATTATGAAAACTTACAGCGTACCAATATTTTTTGAGGAAAGGGTTTTAGTTACCATAAAAGCAGAAACACAGGAACAGGCCGAGGAACAGGCCGAGAACTTAGCTTATGATTATGGCGGAACAGACTACCCAAAAGAATATAAGCAGGATTTTGATTATCGCAATTGGTCAATACAAAATACATACATAGAGGAGGTGCAAGGATGAAAATTAAAGCATGGCATATTGGTATCGTTTGGGACGATGACACAGAGGAAGCTCTATCTGATATCCCTAACTGGGTGGCTAAAAGAGTAGATGAGTTTTTAAATGAGTTAGAGGAGGAATATGATGAGTAATATTTATAACACGATAACTTTTGACATTGAGAAAGACTTAGACAATAAAAAGATAACTGTTGAATGGATAGAGAACTATTTAACAGAGCAATCAATAGTAGGGGGTCTAAGAACTAAAGACATTCAAATAAACCATTATTTAGAAGATTTAATGCAGGTAATACAGGAGGTGCAAACACAATGAAGACAGTACAAATAACATTAAACGTAAAAGTTGACACAGCGGATGACTTGGTTTGTCCAAGTGGCGACCATTTAGAAGAAAATTGTGTTTTAAATGCAATAGAGTCTAATTTTTTTCTGGATGATGTACAAGTTCTAAATGTACAGGAGGTGACGCAATGAACAAAGAACAAGCACTCGATCTATTGTGTAATGCTGTGGCTTGTTATGTGGAAGACTGCATATCAACAGCACCAAAAAGCGAAACTGATGATATTTGGCAGGCTTTCGGAA